TGAGGAAATGTCCCTCTTCTCACCTCATGATGTTCCGTCAGTTTCTGATGCTTTCGGGCTTCCTGAGTTTGATGATCTCTATGTGGCTGCAGAACGAAATGAGTCTATTCCAAGAAAGACTGTCCGAGCTCAAGAACTTATTCTGGATATTCTGAAAGAACGAGCTGAAACTGGTCGTATTTACATTATGAATATCGACCATTGTAATTCACATAGTTCTTTCATTGATAAAGTGTGGATGAGTAATCTTTGTCAAGAGATCACACTTCCAACAGAACCACTTCAACATATTGATGATATTGCTGGGGAAATTGCTCTTTGCATTCTTTCCGCAATTAATGTCGGTAAGATTCGTGATTTGAATGATCTTGAAGAACTCTGCGACCTTGCAGTTCGTGGTCTTGAAGAACTTATTGATTATCAAGACTATCCAGTCCGTGCTGCGGAACTTGCTACAAAATCTCGTCGTTCACTTGGAGTTGGTTACATTGGTCTTGCACATTACTTTGCAAAACATGGAGTGAAGTATGATTCGCAAGAAGCTTGGGACATGACCCATGAGTTGACTGAATCTTTCCAGTACTATCTACTTAAGTCATCTAATCAGCTCGCAAAAGAAAAGGGTGCATGTACTGATTTTAATCGTACAAAATACTTTGAGGGTATTCTTCCCATCGATACATATAAAAAAGATGTAGATGAAATTTCTTCAGTTCTTTACAAACATGATTGGGAAACACTCAGAGAGTCTATCCTGGCTTACGGTCTTAGGCACTCAACATTGTCCGCACAGATGCCTTCGGAGAGCAGTTCCGTTGTGTCAAACGCAACCAATGGAATCGAACCACCTCGCGGATACTTGTCCATTAAGAAGTCGAAGAAAGGTCCACTCAAACAGATCGTCCCCCAATATGGAACACTCAAAAACAATTATACTCTTCTATGGGACATGCTTGACAACACTGGTTATATTAACATCGTTGCCGTCATGCAAAAGTTTTTTGACCAAGCCATCAGTGGAAACTGGTCCTACAACCCAGAAAACTATCCCGATAACGAAGTTCCAGTCTCAGTAATGGCACAGGATCTTCTCCGAACCTATAAGTTTGGTTGGAAGACGAGTTATTATCAGAATACACATGACCAAAAATCTGATGAAGTAAAAGAGGACACCACAAAACAGCAGTTGGATAAACTACTTGATGAAATTATGAATTCTAGTGAGGAAGATTGTGAAAGTTGCAAAATCTAGTAAAGAACAGGAGTTACAAATGGTAAAAGGAATGACCGTATTCAACACCAGCACTGATGTTGATACCCGCAAACAACCAATGTTTTTTGGACAACCACTAGGTTTGCAACGATATGATCACTATAAGTATCCAGTATTTGACAAACTGACTCAACAACAGTTGGGATATTTCTGGAGACCTGAAGAGGTCTCCCTTCAGAAGGATCGTGGTGATTATCAATCTCTTCGCCCAGAACAAAAACATATCTTTACTTCCAACTTGAAGTATCAAATCATGTTGGACTCCGTTCAAGGTCGTGGTCCAGGTATGGCATTTATTCCTTATTGTTCTCTCCCAGAACTTGAGGCTTGCATGGAAGTGTGGGGATTCATGGAAATGATTCACTCTCGTTCTTATACATACATTATTAAGAATGTTTATTCGGATCCTGCAGAAGTATTTGATACGATTCTGGATGATGAAAAAATCATGGGTCGTGCAACGACTGTAACTGGTGCTTATGATGATTTCATCAATTCTGCACAAGAATATGGCACTTCTACTGCATGGAAATTTGCACAAGAGGGAGCTGGATACGCTAGAGAAGATCGTATTGAACTTAAGAGGAAACTTTACAGAGCTATTGCAAATGTCAACATTCTCGAAGGTATCAGATTTTATGTCTCGTTCGCTTGCTCATTTGCGTTTGGTGAACTCAAGCTTATGGAAGGATCCGCTAAAATTATCTCTCTCATCGCACGAGACGAAAATCAGCACCTTGTCATTACTCAGAACATCCTCAATAAGTGGCGTGAAGGAGATGATCCAGAGATGCAACAGATCGCTAAGGAAGAAGAGGGATGGGTAACATCTGCATTTGAAAATTGTGTCAATGAAGAGAAATCTTGGGCAAAGTATTTGTTCAAAGATGGATCTATGATTGGTTTGAATGATAAACTTCTTAACAACTATGTTGAGTGGATTGCAAATCGCCGTATGAAGTCTATTGGACTCAAACCAATGTATGATGTTCCTGCAAAGAACAATCCACTTCCTTGGACTGAACATTGGATTTCCTCTAAGGGTCTTCAAGTTGCTCCACAAGAAACAGAAGTTGAATCTTATGTTGTTGGTGGTATTAAACAGGATGTGAAGAAAGATACCTTTGCTGGATTCAAACTCTGATCTAAATATTAGTGATAACTGAATTGAAATAAGTTTTATGGCTACTCAAACACAAATTCCGAGGGTAGTTTCGGAAGATCTACCCTCCAATCCTTTTACTTTTGAAGTTCTTGCACTTGCTGCAAAACAAAAATCAAATGCAAAAAAGGCAGAAATTCTACAAAAGTATTCTGATCCTTCATTGAAAACTATCCTAATCTGGAACTTTGATGAGACTATTGTATCCATGCTTCCAGAGGGATTAGTTCCTTATGCAAGTGTGGGTCAACAGAATGTTCGTTCTGGAAATCTTAGTGATAATATTGAACGATCTGTTCAAATGATGGATGAACTTGGATCTAATTCTATTGGATCCCAGGATCAAGGCAGAACATCTATTCGCAAAGAGTATACTTACTTCTATAATTTTGTGAAAGGTGGTAATGACCGTCTTTCAAGTATGAAGAGAGAGACTATGTTTATTAGTATTCTTGAGGGATTGCATCCTCTTGAAGCTGAGATTCTGATGCTTGTTAAAGATAAAAAGTTACAAGAAAAATATAATATTTCCAAACAGAATGTTTCTGATGCTTATCCAGATATTCAGTGGGGCGGTAGATCATAAATATCCTTAGAAATAGTATATAAAGGATATGTCTAGACAGGGAATTAATACAGGAACAAGTCCCAATGATGGATTGGGTGATTCTCTGTTGACTGGCGCTATTAAAATAAACTCAAATTTTTCTGAGATTTATAATGCTTTTGGGGATGGAAATACTTTAAGTCCTATTACTGGGTATGCAAATACTGCTGGAATCGCTACTTATGCTGTTACGGCTGGAGTAAGTACATATGCATCTATTTCTGGATATTCAACATCATCTGGAGTTTCTACAACGGCTACAAAATTAGAAACTCCTAGAACAATTTCCATAACAGGTGATGTTGTTGGTGCAGCAGTAACATTTGATGGTGCTGGAAATGTTTCGATTGCAGCAACAATTCAACCAAATTCAGTTGCATTAGGAACAGATACAACTGGTGATTATGTTCAGTCAATTTCCGGAACTTCTAATCAAATAACAGTTACATCTGGAACTGGTGAAGGTTCTACACCCATATTAAGTATTCCCTCGCAATTTACTGCACCACAAGATGTAACAGTTACAAGAGACTTACAAGTTAATCGTAATTTAAATGTTACTGGTAATATTACAATAGGTGGAACATCAGCAACTTTATTCACTACTGAATTAAAAGTTTCAGATCCAGATCTTGTTCTTGGTTTTAGAACAGACGGGAGTAATAATGATATTTCAAACGATACAACTGCAAATCACGGTGGTATTGCAATTGCTTCAACTGAAGGTACACCATTAATTTCACTTTATGATGTTGGTGTCGGTGAGACAAACCCTCCCACATATAAGAAAATTATGTGGTTTAAGTCTGGTACTTTTAGTGGACTTGGTACTGATGCATGGTTATTCAACTATGCTGTTGGTATTGGAAGCACTCAAGTTCCTAATGGTGTAAGACTTGCTGCTGGTGGAATGCAAGTTACTGATAGTACAATAAGTACTCCACAATTGAATATTTCTGGTGTTTCTACTTTCCAAGGAAATATAAACCTTGGAGATAATGATTTTGCATATTTTGGTGATGCTGGAGACCTATATATTGGACACAATGGATCTGTCAGTGCAATTGCAGATACTGGAACTGGAGACCTTTATATTGCTGGTGATAATAGTCTTATTGTTACCGACCTTTCATATACAGAAAATAAAGCAAAATTCAATACAAATGGTTCAGTAGAACTTTATTATGATAATGTAAAGACATTTGAAACTCTAGGAACTGGTGTAACTATTACTGGAACTACTTTTACAAATCAATTAAATGTTTCTGGAGTAGTTACTGCAACCTCATTTGTTGGCAATGGTTCTGGATTGACAGATGTTCCTGGTAGTGGTCTTAATCCCATTGCCATTTCTGGTAGATATTATTTCCCATGGGGTATGTTTCCGGACACTGCGGGAACGCGAGTAGTTACATCTGGTAGAGTTTATTACTACGCTTTTGTTTGCACGAAAACAACAACCTGGACGCGAATTGGCACCCGCATCAGTAGTGGTGTTACTGGCACCGCAAGGTTAGGGATTTACGCAGTAGGAAGTACTGGACTTCCTACAACATTGTTGCAAGATTTTGGTACAGTCAGCACTTCAATTAGTGGTGAAAAAGAAATTACAATATCATATCAAATGAACCCAGGTACTTATTATCTTGCCTTAGTTTCCAGTGCCGCAGCAACCTTTACTGGGTATTTTCTTGATGAACGATTCATGACTTTTATGTATGGGTTATCTTCACCTACGGTTACTGTTGCAACATCGTTATGGTATGAAACATCTAGTGGAGATACATTACCAAGTACAGCAAATACTACCCTAACCGCAGAAGATACCTCTCTAAGGCGACCTCAAATTTTCCTTAGAGTGGTTTAATCAGTGACAGACGACATGTTGAGATCTGCAGACATTACACTTGCATAATCCTAAATAACAAGGTGTCGCAAAAAATAGTACTATGACCCTAGATCTTCATAACTTTTTTAAGTATTATGATGAGAAGAACGCAAACCATGTTGATGCTGTTCAGTGGTTGGAAGATAAACTTCCAGAAAAATTCCTAGACGACTCTGAGAGCGACTGGATCGGTATTTTCAGAACTAAACCACCAACTCCAGAAGTACTCGCAGTCCCATACTTCAACCAAGTAGATAACTACAGAGATGCACATAGAACTTGCAATAGTTCATCGTGTGCCATGTGCCTTGCGTTCCTTAAGCCAGGAAGCATCAAAGGCGACGATGAATATGTCAAGAAAGTATTTGCGATTGGTGACACGACTGACCATGCGGTACAGACAAAAGTTCTCGCAGGTTATGGTGTTAAGTCACACTTTAGTTACAATCTTTCTTTTGCTGACATTGATAAGAGTCTTGATGCTGGGAAACCTGTTGTTATTGGTATCCTGCATCGCGGCCCTCTATCTGCACCTACTGGTGGGCACATGTGTGTAGTCATCGGTAAGACGCCAGATGGTAAAGGATACTATGTAAACGATCCATATGGTTCTCTCAACGATAACTATACCGGTCCAGTCACAAATGGTAAGAAGACCATTTACACCAAAGCAGTTCTTAAGCATCGTTGGTGCCCAGGTGGCAACGATGGTTGGGGTCGTATTTTTGACTGATTACTAAAGGAGAACAACCATGGCAAGAGTAGATTTACACAACTTCTTTC